GGACACACACCAAAATACGATATTCTAGGCGAGATATGGAAAGCATTGGATGGACGCTGGGGTGGGGATTGGTTTAAAGAAGGAAAGACAAAATTTGATGATGTGTACCACATGGAATATTAGGAGACTCCATGAAATGAAAAACATAGATACGATTTTTAAGGCTTTAGAGAAGATTTTAGAACTAGAAGCCTTGATTGAGACGGAAATTAAGAAGGTGAACAATGTCAAAGGACGAAAAAAGCTTAAAAAACTATGCGAAAAGGCAATCAAGAACAAGGATGAGCCTAGTCTTGCTGCTCTTCGTGAGTATATTTTTAAGTTGTAGTTGCACTACGTATGAGCCTTCGCTCTATCCTTCGTATGATGTTCTGAATCCAGGACCCGAAGTTCGACTGAATCCAATCAGAGTGACAGATGATGGGAATTTTGTTGTGAATCAAGCATATCTTTATTGGGTGGTTGAGCTTAAGCAAGAAATCATAAGGCTTAGAAAGCTAGTAGAGGAGAAATAACATGGCTGAAATATCGAAGGCCAGGCATGCACAAATTTTTGGGATTCCATACGATATTTATAAGATAATTTATGAGAGGGGATGGAGAGATGCAGAGGAACGGATTAAAAAGGAAAAGGCCACAAAGATTGAAACTTTCCATAGCCGAGTATCATTCGATAATATCAAAGTAAAGCCAGTTCAGAAAAGGGAGAAATAAATGGTTGAGCCAATTACAACGGGTGGAATAATATTTCTTTTAATCTCAAGTATTGGGGGATGGTTGAAGATTCTGAAAGACACAAAAAAACGGAACGGGGATGGGATTGATTTGAAGGCTATTAAGGATACCGTGAATAAGACGGACGAAAAGGTTGATATTATGCAGGTGGATATAGGAAGCATAAAGACTGATGTGAGCAACCAGAAGAAGCATTGTACGCAAGTAACGAATAGTTTTGAGAAGCAGATTGGTGATAACACTAATCGTATATTTAACATGAAAGGGAAGAAATGAAAGTAGCGTTTGAGGCTCAGATTATGCAGAACAATATAAAATCTTTGCGCAGTATGGATAAAGAGGCAAGGTTGACACTGGAGTATAAGGCAGAAGATGACAAGCTTGTGGCTGATATCAATAAACTTCATAGTGCGGAGAGGACGATTTTTGTTGTGATTATGGATAAAAAGGAGACCACTAAAATAGTGGAGAAATAGTGGAAAATGACTGACGCAAAATTTAAGAGAGGACATCCTAAAAAGGGTGGGAAAAAGAAGGGAACACCCAACAAGTTCACTAACTTGAAACAGGCATATTTAGATGTTTTTGTAAAAATAGAGAAAGAATCTAAAAGATATCCTGAAAAGGTTGACAGTCTATTCATGTGGGCAACGAAGAACCAAAGAAATCAAGGAATGTTTTATCAGATGATTTCAAAGATGCTTCCTAATAGTATTGTGGGAACACAAGATGACAAAGGTGAATTTCATCCTCTTAAGGTTATAATATCAAACAATGAAGACAAATGAGATTAAACTTCACAAATGGCAAAATAGAGCTTGGGAAAGCAAGAAACGATTTATATTTTTTTGTGCAGGTGTTCAATCAGGAAAAACAACTTTCGGATGTATCTGGATTGTTAATGAATCTGAAGAATGTGGAGCAGGTGATTATCTTATTATTGCTCCTACATACAAGATATTGCAACAAAGTACAATGCAAAAATTTCAAGAAATAATACCTAATGGATGGGGAACGTTTAATAAGGCAGAATCTGTTTTTAGGGCTAGAAATGGAAGGACTTTTTTTCTCAGATCAGCAGATAAGCCAGAATCCATAGAAGGTATAACAGCAAGGGCGATTTGGGCAGATGAGGCAAGTCTTATGAAACCTGATATCTGGCTTATGATGCAAGGGCGGGTGAGTGGAACGCAAGGTCGGATACTTTGTACTTTTACTCCAATAGCTCTTAACTGGGTACATAAAGAAATAGAGAAAGATAAAGAGCGAAGGAATAGAGGAGAGGAAGGTGATATTGATTTTATTCAATTCCCATCAGTTGAAAGCCCATATTTTCCAAAAGAGGAATATGAAAGAGCAAAGCGGATGTTAACTCCAATTCAATTTCAACTGCGATATGAGGGAATATTTGGAAAAGCCGAAGGACTTATTTATGCTGATTTTGATGAAAAATACAATGTATGTGATGATTTTCCTATTCCAGAAGATTGGACAAAAATTGGTGGGATAGATTGGGGATTCATTAATCCTTTTGTTGCCCTTAAACTTGCTTTGAGTCCTGATGATATCTTATATGTTTATAAAGAATATTATCAATCGAAGCAGACATTAAAAGAACATTCACGGAATATGAGTCCTGATATTCCTTATTATGCTGATCCTTCAGGAGCACAGGAAATACAAGAAATGCAAGCGTTGGGATATGACGTTATCCCAGCAAACAACGATGTAGATATGGGAATACTTACAGTGAATGCTAGATTGAGAAAGCAAGATGATAGTGAAAGGACTGTCAGGCTTAAAGTATTCAGAAGTTGTGTTAATGTGATAGATGAGTTATCTCTATATCAATACGATAGGAACCAAAGTACAGGTGAATGGAAGGAAAAACCAATGAAGAGAGATGATCACTGCATGGATGCTTTAAGGTATGCAATCATAGAATTAGATAGGGGTGGCATCGGCGATCTTATAGTGGCGGGATAATGATATGAATATAATAGAAAGATTCGCAAACGTATTAGGCCGATCGAAAGGCCACTACCTGAAAGGCTTGGATGATGTATTTTCTACAACTGGCTCTCATCCAATGATAAGCGATGATTCCGCATTCATGGATTTAGAGAGATGGGGGGAAGCATTACTGGCTGGCAAAGAGCCTAAAACTAAAGCCGACTTCATTAGAGCTTTCAAAGGGTTTGTATTCATATGCAGCAAGAAAAATTTCCAGACTGTAGGCTCTCAGAGATTAAGGCTTTATATTGCGAAGAAGGAAAAGACTAAAACTTACAAGACGATAGAGACTAAACCAGTGAGCAGGCAGAAAAAGAATTGGCTGTATTCCAGACCGCATCTCGATAGCTATTTGAGGAAGGCTGTCGAAATAGAGGAAATCACTGAACATATATTTCTTGACCTCATGAAGAGTATTAATCCAAAGCATAATCAAAGGGACTTCAAAGAATATACAACAATGTATACTGACCTGACTGGTGAATGTTACTGGCTAATGCTGAAAAATAATTTAGGAGTACCAACACAAATATGGCCGATTCCGTCTCAATATATCAACCCCAAATTTGGAAAGACACTGGAGAAACCTATTGAATCTTTCGTATATAGACATGGAGCTACAGAAGTCAAGATTCCATTTGAGGATGCAATTTATTTTACTTTCCCTAATCCGGAGAATATATTTACTGGCTTTTCTATAGTGAAGGGAATTGCCAATGCAGTTTATATTAGAGAACAAATGGAGGACTTTGAAAAAGCGCTGTTTGAGAACAAAGCAAGAATAGGAGGGATATTGTCTCCAAGCAGTGGAACGAATCTAACAGATAAAGATAGAGCTAGATTGAAAGAGATGTTTGGACAGCAATATGCAGGTGCAAGGAAAGCCGGAAAGCTTCTCATTCCGCCTGTGGATATGAAGTTTGAAAAGGATGTGTTTACTCCGGAAGAAATGAATTTTATTAAAGGTAGGGCTATTAACATGGAAGAGATATGCCTGGGCTTTGATATTCCACCGAGTATATTTGACCCGAAATCGAATAGAGCTACTGCATATGTAGGAAAGGAGAATTATGCCGAAGGGGCGATACTGCCACGATGCGAACGATTTTCAGAGAAGATGAACGAGAAAGTATTGCCTCTATATGATGAGAAAATCTTTTGTGAATTCGATAATCCAGTGCCACAGGATAGAGACTTGATATTGAAAGAGCAGATCGGAAGGGTGAAGATCGGGATAATGACAATAAATGAGGCCAGGGCGGAAGAGGGGCTAGAGGAAATAGAGGGCGGTGATGTGGCTTATATCGATAACCGTTTGATGCCGCTTGGGACTGAGGCGGAGGAGGAACAGATAAGGCAGTTTACGGAGAAGGTTATGAAAAGCGTTAAGGAGGTTTTAGGATGA